TTTTTTTTTTTTTTTTTTTAAAAAAAACTAAGCAAAACTGACTCGTTAGATTATGTCAACGAGTGAATAAGCAAGAACCCCTTATCTAGTAGGTTTGTTTCTTACTATCTCGAAGAACCATAGTGCTCGACAGCCAGATATTAGTGAAGCTAATAAAAGAAACAGTTAAAAAAATAGCTTACTTAACAATAATGGGCCTATATACCATAACATTGCAGGGATTTCTCATACCATCGTGGCGCCTGAAAAGTACGTCCAAGTCGTTTCATGCACTCTTTTTGAAGAAACTCCCGAACCTCATTATAGTATTCTGGTCCATGCCCAAAAGCAAGCTCACACGCTTGCTTACAATTTTCCAAGGTGTTGCCCATCGGGTCACCCTTCCGTGTAATCCAGTTAACACACTTGCGAATACTCTGTAGCTCTATTGGGGCTATAAATATAGATCTACTACTCGGATGCAACTTAAAACCACGTTTCAAAAACGAAACGTTGTTAAGCTGCCTAAATTTGACAATAGTATCACTTTTATCTATATCGGTAAAGATAATATTGTACATTTTAAAAAATTCTGATAATGTGGCTGTATTATAAATATCTTTATAAACATCACTAACACTGACACATACATCATCTCCATACGTCAGTATTCTAATATGTTCATGCATAGTACTAAAATTCTGTTTTGTTATATAACGCCATGCGCATCTCAAATACAATGAATTAACTAGACTATTAAGTGGAGTAGTAACTGGACTACCCGATGGGATACCACACGGGACACCAAAAACAACATTCAAACACAAATGCCTCGCATGCAATATTTCAGACAACAAAACTTTACGAATCAACTGTCGCTCAGGATCATTATCATACCGCTCATACCATTTAATCAAAATGTTGAAAGCTTTCTCCACACATTTTAACATCAAACCAGGACCGAAGTTCTTATAATCACCGGCTATTATACTACTACCACGCGAAGTTATATGATCCGCCACTTGCGACCATTCCAGCGAGTCAACGTTCAAACCTATACCATGCTCTGCAGATAATCTTGCATTTTGATAAGAAGCAAGAAAATCCCCGAAATACTGCTTAAAAGCTATAGTATACTGAACAGGAGAAATAGAGAAAATACGCGTTTTCCCTGGAACTTTACACTTTTCAATATCAATACACGTATCCTTAAGACAATCCACAAATATAGTCGGACATCTTACACCATCTCGACGAAGCATCTCACATATAGTCAACTGTCGCTTCAACTCACCATGCATGCCCTTCAGAACATAACCACTCGGCGTTTCATCCAAATCAAACAGCCATTTCTTTCCTTTAACACCAGGTGGACGCAATGCCTTCAGTGGAAATCCTTCACTAGAACTCCACTCAAGTGGTTCAAAACCTTTAACATTAACGTTACCACAAATAGCATCCTGAAGAGACAGTTTTCCAACAGCGACCCTAACAGGCTTAACATTACCAAGAATCACATCCTCAAGGTCGTCAGCAGCCGGATTTAACAATTCATTCGGAAAGTCTAAAGGAGGCTTCCCCATGTGTTCCACTCCACACTTCAGAGGAGGACTATTTGGAGGAAGACGCTGATCCCGTGGTGACAAGGGATTGGGCTCAGTATCGACATCATACACCCCATGTACTAAACTTGGAACGTATTGACTTACACTGCCCTGGTGATGACTATAAGCGTCCTGCACAGTTCCCTGTGGATACAATAATGTATCAAACTGTATCTTCTCCTTACCTCCATCCAAACGAAGGTCACACATTTCGTACTCGTAGTGCTTAACGTCCAACTCATTGAAAGACTCAGCACAAATCGGCTCAGCGTACCCAAATGTCGTAGTACCCGCAAAATGAATACCAACAATAGGTCGCTCCAATGTACTACATAACAACGCACTACCACATAAACCAACAGCAGTATACTTATACGAGTAACATTCGGACAATCGCAGCCAGCCACATGCATCCGTAACTTCTTTATTATACTCAACATTCATCACACAATGCATACTCTCTCCTGACAAACTCGAATACAAATAACACTCATCAAACTTTATATACTGGTGCTCTGCAGACTTAGCCATAAATCTCGTCAGGTCCTTAAAAGCAGGAACAGTCTTCGGAAGATGAAGAACACCAAAATTACTGTCAATATAGTCTATATCAGCAGACATAAACCAGTCAACATCCAAATCAAAGAAATTATTTAAAAGAATTCCATCAGGAGAACTCAACTTCACACTAGTATTATTGAAATAAAATTTCGTTGTCAAATCTAATCGTCGCCAAAAATCATAATAATGCTTCTGAATCAACATCTGTTGATCACGTAACATCAAACCATAATTACGAACTCTTTTAAAATTACCGTCTATATCAGTATATACAACATCAATAGACGACATATTATTTTTTAATCTTTGCTTTACAACATCAAACTGCTGTGCACTCTGGTACTCGAGATTATGCGACATTCTAGTAGGCGTGCGTATCTTCGCCTTAGAGGCTTTCACCACACGCGGCTTTCCGGCATCATAAGAAGGAGCCTGAAAACCGATCTGAGGCGCAGCGGCAGGCCGATGATGATGGCTAACGCCATGGACACGAGCTCTAGCCACATCTCCACCATGCACATCACCGCCACCAGCATTAGCGCAAATCTCATATGTACCAACACCCATAACAATAGTAGACATAGCAATAGTAAGGAAAGCCAAACCCGCCATCCAACCATCCAACGAAGTGAAGAACGAAAATACTGCCCTAAGAGCAGGTTTCATCCTGTCATAGTAAAAGTTGCACACCCATTTCGTCAATTTAGCAAATACACTATCAAAAGATATTTTATCAAACGCCAAATCACGAGCCTCCATAGAACACATCCAATTCTCAACGGTTGGTCGCAACTTCCGACATGCCTTAACTGTACCATGGTGCACCCATGGCAACGTCATCCAACAAGCATCAGTACAAGTCAAATCATCGATAGTATCAGGATTACTGGGGTGCACTGGATTAATAAAAGCAAATTTACCATTAAACACTATAGGAGTATTCTGCTTATAATGGTGCACGCACTTAATCGGTCTAGACTCGCAAAACTTATTACATACTTCCTTAAACAACACTCCATTCCTAGCATACACAGGATACCTACGCAACGCATATGAAAGCTGATCCTGATAAGTCGTTAAAAACTTTCTAAAACCTGATAATACCTCAGTCGCATAGTGGTTTTTCAAATCCGACAACCATCGCTGACCGGATGCGCTCAACATATATTTAATATCATGGTCAAAAGGTATAGGGAACATAGTACTACACCCAGGCTCATCATCCGGCTCCGTTACTATCGGAGTATCACCTTGATAACCAAGTTTAGGATCATTATTCAACGACGACACCAGACCATCAGTATCCACCCATGAATTCAAAGGTGCAGCTGGAACCTCATCGGGAGAAAAACTCTCCGTCTGCTTCAGCATTTGATCAAACTCCAACTTGCATGCTATACATTGATATCTCAATTCAACACACTTTGAACACGTTGGATTCAACATGTCATACTTGTTAATACCCGGCTTCAAAGTGGTATAAATCGTTTTAAATACAACATGCTTGCATTCCTTCCAATTTTCATTGATTTTTCTAGCAAATCCCTTCGCTATAGAACTCAACGTCGAATTCGTTACCAAATTAACAGCGTTCCTTCGCCTAGCTATAGCATCATTCCACAGCGACTCCAAATTATGAACACTACTCACCAAAGACGGCTGTCCACTAACAACTTCGTTACATCTAGCCACACGATCTGCAAACTTATAATTCTCAGTTTCCCTATTAGTCTTAAATATCTGCTTCAACAGGGTGAGTAATTCATCATACTTCATATATCCACTCTCGGGCAAATACACACAATTTGGGTTTTTAACATCAAAAGTATATTTAAATTTTAAATGATGAAAATCTTTCAATGCAATCACTGCATCAACAGGCAATTTACCGTCTACTTTAAGTTTATCCCTACAATGTATACAGCCCTCCTTTACGAAGTCTAAATCCAACTCACTTTTAATAATAATATCTCTACGTCTCCACAGAGCTTCTTCCAAACAAATTTCAGTTTTAAAGAAATCTACATTACTATTTAAAACAAAAATCTCGGGGTTATAAGTTCGCCCCTTATCTTCAACAGCGGCCTTCGGAGGCACCAGTACTACAGGTGACACCACATTAAATATTGCAGCTATCTGATCCTCCAACATGGTACCCTTACGAATATTAAACGCATCATCCATAACCAAACACGGCTGTCTATCACAGTTATCCCAAAACTTCGATGTCGCATTTAAAACACACATCAAGTGAGTTTCTGTTTGAATTCCTTGATCTTTACATAATTCTGCACAAATATTTGTAGTTAAATGACTCTTACCGATCTCAGGAGGACCATAATTATAAATTACAAAAGGCAATTTACGAACATGCGGATCAATACCTTGAGCTACCAAATCCACATGCAACTTATGCAATTTGTCAAAAATACTATTAACTAACTGAACAATAGCTGGATACTGCGTAGACAACGCCTTAACTTTTAAAATTTTACCAAAAGCATAACAATCCAATAAACTAATTTGAAGTTTTCTATCGTACTTAATATTCTGTGCAACATGAGGCTCCAACAACGATAACGAATGTTCAGCCCATTTTTCAATTATATCCTTACCTTCCATTAAACTCTCTGCTGCATTAAAACCTGGATATAAATACGAGACTATATAAGCCTTCATATCGCCAATAACAGACATCACATTTTTCAAAAATATAAAACATACATTTGACATTTTCATGCCATTTGTAATTTCCTTAAACAAGCAGTCGGACGCTGGCTTATACTTTACACTATTTTTCAAACCAAATAAAGTACATAATCCTCCACAGATTAATGACAGGAACCCAGTTACTGCATTATCAGTACCTGTTTGATACTTCAATGCATCCTCTGCTGAATCAGCTCCTGCTTCTTTTTGCACTTTGTTCGAAGTTACTTTACTTGTTATCCACGCCCATATTTCAGTTACGTATTTATACATTATATGGTAAGTAGCGTACGTTATTATGCCAAACGTTATCAATATCGATATGATAGAAATTGCTATGGTCGACGGTGAAGGGTTATTAATAGCATGAGCTATCTGTGACCCAATCGCCGACAATTTTGAAGTCCACTCTATTTCATTCAATGAATCAGTGACACTAGTATAAACATCAGACAATCGCGACTTAAACGATGTAACGAAATTTTCTATTACAGGTTGTAGGTTAGTACTCAGAGTTTCCGACACTCCCTCAGCCACCTGATTACCAAGGTGTTTGGGAGACGACCCAAAGAAATCTTTTAAACCCTGATACTCAAGCTTACAATCACCTTGAAACTCAGGGAGATCATCTATCAACACCATCGGGGGAACTCCCTGGTATGTTGTAAATCTACAATCATCCGCCATACTATAATATATAGTACATCTAACATCAGTAGATGGTTGGTCTCCAAAGAAACCCACACTCAGTTCTCCTAAGCTATAAAATCTAGACCAATCCTGTACCGGTTTACCCTCAGAAAGAACAGGCTTTTGCAACAAACCAAAATTAGCCATCTGATAAAAAGGAACTTCTATCTCAACTACATTATTAACACTAAGAGCCTGCATATAAACACCATATGTGTGGTTAAAAACAGCCTCAGCTGTACTAACCTGGGTACAAGGTGTAATAACATCACGATCAAGCCGACGATCCGGTCTGTGCTGCACCCACATAACCAAATCTGGGGCATTCGAAACCACAATCCTAATACGGAGAGAACCCCTATAAAATCTAAACAATGAAGCTATCAATGGAATATGACCCTCACGTGCTCTATTCCAAATTTGATTCACTGTTGTTGGCGTATTAACGGCCAAATTCAATCCTTGTGGCAACACCGGAAACAGAAAACTACACGCACCAGGATCTCTTTCTATTTGATCTTTAGGAACCGTCGTCCAACCATAGATCTGGTAACGTCGTCCCAAATCTTTAAGATCCGTAAACCTCTCGCCATATGTGAGCATACCCCTACCGGTCGATCGCAGCTGCTGCGCATCATCAATCAGTGCCAAAGATTCTTCTCTATTACCTTGGAATTCCAGATCCTCCAATGACACATCAACCTCTGCCGCAATCAGTGGAATAGTCTTACCACCACCCCACGTATTCGACGTTGTATCATATTCAGCCGGTATAAATCCATAACCCGTACTTGCACCAGAACCAGGAGTTGTAATTAAAAGATGTGTAACCCATGATCCATAAGTATAATCATTACTATGCGCAGCTCTTGCTATCTGCTCTAAACGTCGCGCAGCCTCAGGTTCATCTGCAATATAAACTGCTAAAGCTATATATTCACTAAAACCAATACCCCTTAATATAATATACGTGTAAATATGCTTCATCACTGTACTTGTTGAAACGTTTGCAGCAGGTACATTACCACCCAGCGTGTAAAACACAGGGCGATCCAAAATAGGCTCACTAAAACGCCCTACAGCTTCTGAAGTGGTAGCATGTCGCAACACTTGCACTTCAGGTGTTTGATGCCACCTACCTACGTAATATGTGTCCGTAGTTGACACCGGGAAAACGTTGGTATTATTACGAGATGACACATAATTCCTATCATAACCCAACCCTATAGAAGGTTGTACCGGTATTGCAAATTCCATATCCTCCCCACCCCGCATATAAACCAATATCTCGACACTATCAGGCACAGTTTCAGCCATAACCAACTCGTTCAAGACAAAAGCGAAAATTTTTGATGGTGACGCAACATTATTAGATACTGATTCACCAGCGTACCTACGCGGCCACCACGGTCTATCAGCAACAAAAGGAACACGCCATGTATATGACATGGCATTATCTAAAGAAATCACAATATGAGGTGATGCTCGCGCCTGTTCAATAGTTACGTTTGCCGACTCCTCCACTCCTGGTATATAAGCCAGCAGCAACTTACCACTGTGAAATTGTGATGCAACTATATCAAAACGATACTCTATCGATCCACGCCAATACTGAAATAGGCTACTCAAAAAACCTATTGGAGTTAACTGGTATGCTGCCAGTGAATTAACACCGGGCTCAACAACCTTTGGTAGACGATCTTTTGGTGGGACGGGATTAACAGAATAAGACCACAATTGGGCACCATTTATATTTTGCTGCGACCACTTAAATATATCACATAGCATATACTTACGTTTAAGAACATCTATTTTCATTTCATCGATATCTACATCAGGATGACAAGTCTGTGCTCTACCACTCAGTCGCAAATTATGCAATGGCTCAACGACATCCGTACCCATAGACCATGAGTGACTTGCAGTTGGAACCACGTACCGTGGAGCACCATTCAAGGGTGGATTATCTCTATTGTTATCATTGCCGCTACTAGTTAATAACTTTTCCACAATCGGAACCGCATTTGCCAATATGCTACCAACGCCATCCATCTGATATTCCAAAGGTTCAGCCATCTGCGAAGGCATATCTATATCACCAGCTATCATACCGGTAAATTCATTATTTTCATATTTTACAAATACTGTAAAACTACACTTAGGTGATGTTTCACCCGTTGTCTTAAGCGGGCTCAACACAGTAATAAACAAAGTACCCATGTCTAGAGGAAGATCTCTTTCATCACCTACATATGTCTTCGTATGATACATGCTCTTATATGCTTTATAAGGAATACGTAGTTCAACCTCATTATTAGGTGCTGCAGAAATCACACAATGGTGAGTCCCACTCCTAGTATACACATTACTCCTAGAAGCAAATGCGGCATCGGCTTTAGGCTGGTAATACCAGCTACATTGCAACTGACCAATTTGAAACTTATTGCAGTTTATATGAATTTTAACTACAATATCACCACGCCAATACCTATGAATTCTAAAAGGTATCTTATTAGGCTGATTACACGTTGTATCCCCAGAAAACACAGCATCCCTGGGGAGACTTATAGATTTAATCGTAGCTCCACGATTCAAATTAGTTGTCCAAGTATAAGTTCCAACTCTATACCATCGATTAACCAGAGTGTCCATACCTGATATTGTGTCAGAACTAACAAGTTCGCCCCATTTCGGATTTGACAAAGCCGTAGTATCAGACTGAGTAACTTCAGTCTCTGTGAGTACTACATTATGCGCTTTATGGGTCTGGACCACACCAGTATCCCCTCCAAGGTCTTGTTCAACATTACCTTGATATCTAACTCGTTCATGAGGGCAACAACCTTCGCCTTGATAACACTCCATACAAACAATAGTAGGACAATACTCACAACAAGTCGGACGATTATCATCCTTCAACAAATCACGTACAGGAACTACATCAGGATTTATATACGCAGGATTAAAACCTCCTTGATACTGTAGATTTTGCATATCAATCCATTCTACTGGCTTATTTCGTCTAAATATCTTAAGTACTCGCCCTATTACACGGCTTTGTTCTAAAGCACTAATTATATTCCGTAATCTAAGAGCACTAATATATAACACACTATAATCTCTATTATCAATTTCGCATTTTTTATAAACGCGATTATTATCTATCAAAGACTCAAACGAACGAGCCTTACGTCTTCGATAATACACTTTACCATGATCAACATCTAAATCTACTGCATCGGGACTACCTTCATCATCAGTGTCCTCCACTAGAAGTCCACTCCTACTAAATGGTACATAAGTTGATTTTCTATTAAGATACTTCCACCTATTACGTTCAGAACGCTCATACTGTTCATAATCTGAGCGCAATCGCAAATCAATTTCAGCAAACATATAATCCGTTCCAAAATGATCATCTAATTCAACAAATTGATAAGTCTTCATCAAATACCATAAGTAATTACGGCGCTTTTCCAATTTAATATAATTAAAACGCCATTCATCAAACAACCGGTCATTATCCAAACTCGACGTCATACCGTACTTCTTACGAACCTCATGCTTAGCATCATAAATTATTCGAAGCTTATCCACTTCACAATCAAACTCTTGAGCGATCAAATCGCCAAAAGTAGATTGTAACAAATCAATATTAAGAGAAGACATGTTTTCAATATAAAATGATTAAAATTGGTTTAAAATTGAGATACAAATGCGCAATCAATAAAAACTCTGAAAATAATATTCACAGAATTGTAACCATAAGAGAGAGAGAAATAAAAATCGGACACGTTTTATTCTTCCTATAAAAACGTCCGTAAAACTAAGGTTCAGAAGCCCAACTATATCTTAGAGACATATTCCCGAAGTCCATGGATACACATGTCATCGAGGTTTTGGAATGAATCCAGCTGGGTTAACACTACCTCTAGATATCTAGAATAGTGGTCACTATCTTCACACACAAAGCGGTCATTTTCGATTATGTCGCAAGCGTATAAAAAGCAGTAGGCGCTGGTGTTTGCCAGTTAGAGGGGTCCCTATTTTATCGCACTTACTTATATACAACGTTTCATCTACTCATAGACATTTGCAATATGAAATAGCCTTGCCTTAACATTAATATTTTTGCATTGTAAATCATTTTAATAAAAGAAATATTAGAGGTGCTTGTTGCCACTGGGGGTGATTATGCCAGTGTCACTATTTGTCTATGCTACTAAAAGACTAATAAGACGAGCCGATAGTGAAAACACATAATATAAATTTTATTAATTGTTAGATACAACCCCGGTCAGCACCGAGTTTTTATGTTTTAATGATACTATACGTTATAATATATATATTAAAACCAACTAACTAAATTTATATATTTATTATTAAATTTATAAAGTAAAGTTAACGAAAAACACATAGTAAGTTATCAAAGTTTGTTACACATAATTATCGAACCAATAAAGAATCGAACCTTTTCGGAACATCAATGGAACATAAAGTGTGCTCAATCAATAAACTCACTACGTGAGAATGGTTAATGAAACCTCTATAATATCGCTGCGCGGTAAAACCGCGC